CCTTATTATTTGTCAGTACTTGATACTGAGAATCTTTGTATGTTAATACTTTGTCTGCTGTGATTGTCTCAATGTTGACTGCTCCAGGCTGTACAATGTGACGAGGGATTTTAAACTCTGCTTTGTCTGTGAATGCCATTATTGACTCCTTTTCTTGTTGTCTGCTCGCGTCAAGTGTTTGACGACCATCTGACGAGCTTGTGTATGTGAGATGTTAGATTGCTGTGCGACCTTCTGAGCGATTCGATCGATTGCTGCTCTTTTGTTGCTATCGGACATTGTATGCTCCAGCTCCGAGATCTTCGACTCGCTTGATTGCCTTCTTTGTCAGGTTGAGCTCTTCTTGCTTTGACTTGAGTCTGTTTGCGACTTCGGGGATATGCTGATCTCTTTCAAGTCTGCTCATCGCGCGATTCATGCTGATCAGTCTGAGAGCTGCGATTTGTGGATGAGGAGGATTGAGTGCTCCTTCTCTCATGAGAGAAAGTCTCCACTGATCAAAAGCATCTTGATCGAAGTGCTCAATAACTCGTCGACCGACCTTCTCAAGACGAATCCATTTTGACGTATGATAGTTGCCTTTGTGCGCAGGATATACGCGCATATAGTCATGCTTGACGGGATCAAGAAGAGTCCATCCTTGATCTTGCATGTGTGTTCTCATGATTGAGCTGTCGATACGACCTCCGACTGCTCTTGTCCCATTGACACCAGGAGTCTCGGATACACTAGACAAGACAGGAAGCAAGAGAGGAATCTTCTCTTTCTTCTTCTTTCCGTCTGTCGTTGTTGTGTATGTGTCGAACACTTTGAGCTCCCAGTTTTCGGGATTGTGCGCAAACAGAAATCGGCTGTTTGCTTTCTTGGGTATACGCGTCTGAGTTTGCGTCTTCTCTTCCCAAGGTTGCGAAAAGTTTGTGTAGTCCATTGTAGTCTCCAATAAAAAAGAGTTGGGAGACTCGCAGAATTTGGAGACTACAGAAATAAATCCTGAAGTCTCCCAACAAAGCGAATCTTACTAGCGTGCAGAGAGAAGCTTCACTCCGCGAGCATCTTCGATGATACCGAGTCCGAGGTAAGCGTGACCTACGATGAAAGTGCTTGCGCTCATAGGACGACGATCAAACTCGACTACAACCTTACCCATAGACATAAGATCAGCTGAGCCTTGCACACCAGCAGGAATGCCGTCGACATATCCGAGAGCCATCGGAGAGATCATATAGTTGTCATATCCAGAAGAAGCATTCTCTTTGACGTACTTGCTGCGATACACGTCTACGCCGAACAAGTTACCAGCGAAGTTTTCACCTTTCGCTTGTAGCATGTCCATAGAAGACTGCATGCGAGAGATAGCATTTCCTGTCTCGTTGCGGAGAGAGTCCTGAAGCTCTGTCAATGCCTTTGGATCAAGTACGCAAGCGTAAGGACCGGGAGCACCAGATCCAGAGTCTGCTTGCTCAAGAGCAAAGATAGCGTCAAAGAAATCGTCTACAGAGAGAGTTGTTGTGTTTGCTCCGGCTGTAGTTGTGAAAGCAGCAGCAGCTTCTCCTGTGAGCTCAGCAAAGCGAGCCTCGTAAGATCCCGCGATGCTTTGAGCGATACGGAAAGGATCAATGTCTGCTCCTCCGAATCCAGTCATAGAAGCAAGATCACTCATCTCATAGATGATGTATTGACGAGCTGCTACAAGGTCTGCTTTGTTGATTGTCAATGCTGTTGTATTTGCAGCTTCGTCTGAGATTTCAGAACCTGCTGCGGACATGCTGTCATATCCATCAAGACCGGCAAGACGTACACGAACGGTATCTGTGCCGAGGCCATTGATAGAGCCTTGATAGCTGAGGAGAGGAGTATTTCTTAGGTTTGCATTGTCTTTCAAGAGAAGATTGATTTCTTGAGAGATCATCGCGCTCAAGCGCAGGATGTTTTCCATATTGGAAAAACGAATCGGATCGACTGTAGCCATTGCGGCCTCCATTCATTAGGGGTTATAGTTTTAGAGTGCTGTGGGCTGCTCTGCTGTTACCGGTGCGACCGTACCCTGCTGTATCATTCCTAGTATAGCATAAAAAAGGAGAGTGCAAGTATGATTGACATTTTTGCTCGATATATTGATGGGAAGATTGTCTGCGAGCCAATGAAGAGACGAGGAATGACCAGAGGAGAGTATCTGAGAGCCTTGTCGCGATGTAATGAGCTCAATGGCAAGAAAGAGATAGCAGAGCCCAAAAAAGAGAGCAATGAAGAGCAGATGTCTCTGCCTTTTTAGTTATTCATAGCCTGTGTATAACTTGTGTATAACTTTTTATAGCATAAAAAAAGCCCGACCACATTGGGCCGGGCTCACAGTACGAAATCTAAATCTTAGTACCAGTACCAGATGATCAAACCATCTTGATCAGCAAGAGCAGAACCGAAAGTCAAGCGAGCGACACCAGCAGCTCCGCCATTTGCAGATACGGAGAATTCATCTTCGTCTGCGGCAGTGTCTCCGAGAGCTGTCATGTTGCGAAGAGACAGACCATTCTTGAACACGAGAACAGAGTTGATACTGTTGCTTGGAAGAGTCTGAGCAAGATCGATTGTAGTTGTAGAGCTACCGGAGATCTGAGCTCCCTCTTGTGCAAAGGTGATTCCGAGCTTGCCAGCAGTCACGGAGGACGAGGAAAGTTTGTCAGAAGTCACGGAGGAATTAGCTAAGGCTGAAGTCCCAACGGCCCCTGATGCGATTTTTGCCGAAGAAACTGAAGCTGTTGCAAGTTGGTTTTGACCAACGACAGAGTTAGCGAGCATCGCAGAATCGTTGATCGCTCCGTCTGCGATTTGGGCAGAGTCCACGGAATCAGCCGCGAGTTTCGCATTTGTAATTTGAGCGTCTCCTACGGCTGCTGTTTGGACGGAAGCTGTCCCGAGCTTGCTGCTTGTGATACAAGAATCTGCGAGCTTACTTGTAGTAATATTTGCATCAAGTACCTTAACTGTGGTCACGGAATCGCTCGCTAGCTCACTTGATCCCACAGAGCCAGCGATTAGCTGATCAGAGCCGACAGAGTCATTGGCCATTTTCGCCTGTGTAATTTGAGCTGAACCGATGGCCGCTGTCAGAATCGCACCTGTAGAAACCTTGCCGGAAGTAATACAACCATCTGCAAGTTTTGCAGTCGATACTCCTCCGTCTGAGATTGAGACGTCATCGCCATTTTTCTCCAAACCGCCTGAGACAGTTACGGAGCCTAATCCGGTAAATCTTTGGAAGTCGATGTCTGTAGTGCCGAGAGTCGGAGCTGTGTCGTTGATACAGACAAAGCCTTGATTGTCGTATGTGTTACCTTCGAGAGCAAAGAGGAATGCTCCTGGAAAGTCGTCGCCAGCATCCATATCTGTAGAGCGAGACATTGCATTAGTAGAACCAGCGAAGACATAGACACCATTTTCAGCACCGTCTGTCTGACCGATCAAAAGAACACGATCGCCATTTGAAAGATTAACTCCGTCAATGCTTGCAGGAGCTGAAGAAATATCGACGTTTGAGTCAGATACGACTCGGACGTTTTCCTTGACAGACAATCCAGCTGCAACAGAATCGACATAGCTCTTATTGGGTACGTCGTTTGCATTGCTCGGAGTGCCGACTTGCAAAGTACCGGAAGAGAAGTCATAAGTATCGGTCAAGTCGAGCTTGCTTGCGTCTACAGCATCAGCTGCGAGCTTAGATGTGGTAATTTGAGCGTCTCCGACGTTTGATGTCTGGACGGCAGCTGCTCCGAGCTTGCTACTTGTGACCGCACCTGAAGAAAGTTTAGCCTCTGTAATACATGCACTTGCGAGTGCTACAGTGCCGATTTCACCGTCTCCAACCTTGTCTGCAGTGATACAATCGTCTGCAAGAGCTGCGGTTGCAACAACACCAGTTCCGAAGAATGAAGCAGAGTTAATTGCGCCTGAAGCGATGGCGGCTGATGTGACTGCGCCTGAGGAAAGAGCTGCCGATCCGACGGCTCCTGATGCGAGTTTTGCCGAGGTAACGGCTGCTGATGCGAGTTTTGAAGCGCTAATAGCCGAGTCGACTATCTGACCGCCTTTAATTTGTACTGATCCCATGAGAGATACTCCTATATAGTAGTTAGTTTATTTTACGCGTTTCTGTAGTCTCCAGAAAGCTAAGTCGATGATTCTGCGATGTAGTCGACAGTGAGATAGTCTCCTGTCTCGGGAGTGAAGTCTGTCGTCGTGAATGTCGTTGAGTTGTGCTCACTAAACGTTTCTCCTTCTACTTGTCGGACTCCATTATAGTAGACTCTTAGAGATCCTGCCTGATATTCTTCGGGCAATTCGAAAGACGTATTTGAGCCATCACACTGCGAGGATAGATCTGCTTGTTTCATGTCTCCTCCTGTGCCTCCGCCCTCATTGATGAAAAATGCAAACCTGAACACACCTATAACTCCTCAAGCACTATCGAGATCTCTGCATTGCCC